TCGTATATATAGTCATTATAAGAAATATATAAACCATTTATAAAAACATCAAATCTAGCATCTGGTTTTCTCAACCCTTCCAATAAAGGAAATAAAGTTTTTACTCTAACTGATTTTACTTTATAAATCCAGTATAAAGGATGTTGCAAATCGTCAGGTACCAAAATAAATTCATTTGGTTCATTTACTTCTTTCATTATATTTTTAAGTTGTCTAATATTCATATTATGCTAATTGTTCAAATTTACCTGTGATTTCTATTTCATCGTTTGCATCTAATGCAAAAGATAAGCCTGTGAATACAAAAGTAATTTCATTTGTTGCGTTATTAAATGTATAAGAATAATTTGGTACAAACACACCACTATTGTTATAGTTACCTGGTGAAATAAAATCTCCATTAATATAAACTCTAAACCAATTTTTTGTATCAAATACTCCAATTAGTTCATTTGGTAAAATGGGTTGTCTAACATTTGTTAATTTTATTGTATTACTATTTACAAAAACAGCAGTTTGTACACTTTTTAAACCAATAAAATCAATTACTTGTGCATATTCATTGTATAAGGAATTGTTTGTAAATGCATCTCCTGTCAAATCGGTTTCAACGCTAAATTGTACTCTTTTTGGAGTCATTTGTTTTTTTACAGTAGGTTTTTCATTATATCTTTCTGGTATTAAATAAGCATTTACTACCATAGTAAAGGTTGTACGAATAATTCTTTCAGAACCTTGCCCCACCTCTTGTTGATTTTCAAACCCATTAATTCTTGTGACAAATCTTCTACCATCTTCTTTGCCCCAATATCTATCAGTTGCGTATTGAAATGCTTCAACTATTTTATTCATATGTTCCGTAAAAGAAGTCCATATCATTACTTCATATGTGATTGTTACATAAGCTGGAACATGAACACTATAACTTTCATATGCTGGTCCTGCATTATTTTGTAAAGTAAATCTTTCATATCTATTTTTTTGAGTATATTTTTTAACTGCAGGAATAGTGAGTTGTTCTCTAAAATGTTGTAAGTTTGTATTTCTATCAATAGAGTTTCTTTTAAACATTACTAAAGGTATTTGTATTCTACCTCTTTGGTCTCTTAAATATCCATCTTTTCTTGCGTTGTTCCATCTCTCTGCATTTCCATAAATTAAAGGTACTTTAAGTGTGTTACCATTTTCATCTAAATCAGGTATAATTACAGATGACATATAATCGGCAATAGTAGAGTCAACATCAATTAGAGAAACTCCTTTGATATATTTTTTTTCTATTGGTAATTGTTTTGCTCTATTTTTTTCTTTATTATCCATTATATTGTTCTCATTTCAGTTTGTATTGCGCTTCTTCTAGTCATAAACGTAGAACAAACAATTGAAAATCTTTCATCTTCACCAACTCTACCACCAACTAATTGGTCTTCTCTAACATTATCAATTTCAAAATACCCGTCATTATGGTAAATAATATCACCAATTTCAGGATAAAAATCTTTTTCTTTTAAAGTAAATCTATTAAAGCGAAATTCAACATTTTGAGAAACATCAGAACCAAATCCTTCATAATTTGATGTAGTATCTTCTCTTTGAATTATAGCACTACATTCAACACCTTGATAAAATGTTTTATTCAAAGATTCTCCATATAAATTGGTTGTACTGTTTTCTATAATTAATTTATATAAAACTACAGTAGTTTCTACTACTGCATCAACTAATTCTCTAGATATACCTTCAAAAAATTTTATATCTCTCGACAATGCAAAACGTGCCATATTAACCTATATAAATTGGAAGTGGAACTTTTCGTAACATTTCTTGATGAGCATTATTTCTATTTTCAAATTGCTTTGTTCTCTCTAATTCTGCTAAAGTTTCTCTCAATTGTGTCATTAAGTTTTCTTTTTCCGTTGTTGCTTCTGCTCTCAACGCGGCTCCATCCAAACTAATTTCGGAACCAGGAATTGGAATTTGAGAATATTTTTCTCTCACAGCACCCAATAGTTCTTTTACTAAAGCCAATGTATATTTTCTAATCCATTGTTTACCCACATCATTAATACCATTGTATTCCATAAAATCATATGGAATATCCGAATAATCCGAAATAACATTTGATGTTATTGATGTTGAATTTTCAGTAAAATCATCTTTTACAAAATAATCAAAATATAATCTTCCGTATAAATTTACCTGTTGAGAGGTTGGTTTTGGAAATACTCTTATTTTACCATTTACAATATTGAAAGTAAATGCCGATTTTCTGAATTGGTCATTAAATTCAATTGCCTGAATTCTTAACATATCTTCAAATATTGGCATTAACACAAATTGTGCTGCCGGTGAGAATGAACCAAATCCAAATTCATCAATTAAGTTTAAAGTACCTTGTCCACTTACTGAATAAGGGTCAAAAAATCTATTGATTGCAGGAACTGGTTCGTGGAATACTTTTACAATTTCAATACGTTTTCCACTTTCAGAAACTGCTGCCCATAGAGTATCTAAAGTATATTCCTGTTGACCAGGTACTAATTCAATGTATCCTTTTTTAATATCAGTATTTCCACCAACACCTGCTAAAGTTCCATATGCATCGGAAATAGAAATAAGTGTTGGGAGATTTGAACCCTGAACTAATTTGTTTGATAAATTAGTATTTTTTAGTTTACCTCTAACTGTATCTAAATTATTTCTAATATTAAATTGGTTTACTTGTGCACCATATTCAGATACGGATTCTTCAAAGCAAGCGTAGAAATTCTCATCAATTAATTCTATATTTTGAATAGGATACCCCAATCTCCTAGCACACCAAAGTGCAACTTTAGGAGCATCTGTTTGAAATTCGTTATCACTATCATATATTCCAAAAGGTGTTTGTCCTGCAGAAAATGATGATGAGCCAGGATATATTAGTGTTTCTAATGCCATTATAAGTAATTATTTTACGTTACCTATAAATATTAATTTATTGGAAAGGGGTAAAAATAAAAAAGGGAGTGATTTCTCACCCCCTTTTTATTATTGAACCATTACGTTAGATTCGGTAAAGATTAGATATTAGCTAAATCTTTAACATAAATCTTACCATAGAATTCTGGTCTTACCATCTTCTTAGCGTAACGAGTCATAACTCCACGTCTTGGTGTGAAGTTTTGTGGGTCGTACACTAATGGAGTCATAATCAATGGTACATATGGAGCGTAAACAGCACCAGTCTCAAGGAAGTTATTTCCTCTGAAGCCCATTAAGATTTCGTTAGAAGTCATGTAAGGGTTTTTGTACACAGTGTATCTATTGCTGATAGAACCTACTGCAGTAACACCAGCTGCAAATTGCATTGCATCTTTATCAGCGTTAACTGTGAATCCAGGAATTGATTCTAAGATAGTACATACATCAGGAGATGCAACTACGAAGTTAGCACCACCACGAAGTGTTAATTGATGAATTTTGTTAGAAACTTTGTTCAACTTAACACCTAAAGTCTGATACCAAGAATTCTTAGTATAGTAAGTGTTTGCACCAGAAGGTACTGAAGAACCCCAAGCTGTTTGGCCTGTTGCTCCGTTGTTCAAATATTCTTCACCAATTGTTGCTGACCAGTAATCAACTGTCAATGCGTTAGCTTTTAACATATCTAAGATTTCAAGATCAATCTCTAAAGAGATATAATCAGATAACATAGAAGTTAATTCAGCTTCTGCATCAATTGAATGGTAAGCGTTTAAGTCTTGCGCTAATTCAGGAGTCCAAACTGCTTTCAACTTACGAGTCTTAGCAACGATAGCCTCTGATTTCAACTCAAGATCAATTTCAGGAATATCCAATGCAGTTGTTGTGTTACCTGCACTGTTTAAAGTTCCATCTTCGAAGTCACCTCTATCTGAAGCAACTGGTTGCTCAGAGTAAGTGATAGTAGCTGTTCCTGGTGCTGAAGATACTCCTTGATAAAGAGATACAGCAGAAGATGCAGATACAAATAATACTACGTTAGTACCAGATACATAGTTGTATTGTGGTAATTGTGAACCAATTTTTGAGTTTTGAGCTGCAAAAGTTCTTACTGATTCAGTATCAGCTACTGAAGAAATATTACTTTTAGCTATAGTCAACTTAATAACTTGGTTAGCTGCAGCAGATGCAGAAAGTGCTGCATCAAATCCTAAATCAGCCCATGTAGCAGATGCTGAAGTAATTAAACCAGTAGAAACTGATACAGATGCATCATTTACTGAATAACCACTTCTACCTTCACCGTAAAGACCGTTTACAGCTGCGTTAGTTCTACCAAAGTTAGCTGTAGAACCAGT